ATACTTGGGAATACCTCTAAAACCGCTTAAATGGGCTTATACGGGGTTTTCTCAGGGTAGGTAAGGGGTAGGCTAGGGACTAGGATTTTAACGGCTTAAATCAGGCTAAAAACAGGGTCTATTTTGGCTCGTTAATACCTAAGGCTCATCTACTATGTTTTAATCGAATAGAGGAGGTTTTAATGCACTGCACAATATGTGACAAAATGCTGAATGATTACGAATCCACTCGTAAGACCTTAGATGGGCAATACTTGGATATGTGTCAAGATTGCTATATGGGTTTAGATGTCTTGATTCCTACGATTGATCGTAAAGATTTACTACATGAGGCTGATATGCCGAGTATGGATGAAATATTTGACAACTACGGGGACTATACAGGCTATGATGACTATGAAGACCTATGATGTAGCTACTACATAGTAATAATTCTTATGTTATATACATAGTAAAAGCTACGATATAGTTATCTATATAGATGAGGGTATCATAGAATGATTTGTTTGTCAATAGAATATGTTGTTTTTATGTCGTTGATATTATTAGTAGTTTATGATATTGTCGAATAACAAGGAGGATTTATGCACCACAACGAAGAAGCTAGGTATCATTTTATTATGATGGACTTTGTCGATCTAATAGGCGATTATGGCTATCAAAAGGTCATGGCTGATCTCGATGACGCTATCGCTGATAAGGTCAATAGGCTGGTTCAGAGGGCTGTCATGGAGGATCAAGAGTGAAGCTCAGATACGAGGTCAGAGACGAATACAACGAGATTGTGCGGTGCTTTGCAACTAAGCAAGAGGCAGAGGCTCATAAGAAGTTAGACCCTAGTTTCTGGATTAAGTTCAACAAGGTGCCTAAGCGTAATCTATTTCGTGAGGCATACGAAAGGCTTGGATCATGTCTATTTTGAGATATGTCGCAGTTGTTTTTATCTTTGCCTTTGGCTTTATGTGTGGATGGGTCGCTAATCGGGTCGAATTCGATCATAGCGGATGTGATGACTATACAGGCAAGTATCAACGCTATGAGGCTTGGCTGAGTGTTAAAGACGGGACTTATCGTTGCTTTTGGATTGAGAAGGAATATCCTCACCGAGTGCGGATGCAAGGTGTAATTGATGTTAGGTAACAGTAGTGTTGCATTATAGGCTATTTGGTAACATTTATGTTACTTTAATACCTATAAGTTATATTAAACTAAACTTTAATAACCTAGGAGTTATAAAATGGATTACTACAATATTAGTTGTGAGTTGGATAGAATTAGTGCTAAGATTGAGTGCTTTGCTGAGATGATTAGTGCCTTAGCCGAGGCAGAAGTAGATCAACGAGCTAGTGGCACTTATTGGTTTATATTTGACACTGCAAAGCAATATGTAAACGAGATTGAAGAATTATCAAGTAAGACGATGGCGAATCACTTAGCCATTAAAGACGAGCAATTCAAGCAAGAAACAAGGAAAGGTAAAAAGAAATGAGCATACACGGGCATTTAGCACGAGTAATCGAGGCTAATCGGATTAGTGGCGTAAAAGCCTACGGAGAGTATGAAGGTATTACTCAAGCTGTTTGTAGCGATAAAATCCAAATCCTAATGCAACGATCTTTAGAAGCTAGTCGAAATCTAAATGAGCTTATGCGTAAAGAGGCTGAGAATGCTAACTCAAACAAAAAGTAAGTTTATTAAACACATCGCCTGTCCGCATTGCGGTTCGTCAGATGGTAATGCTTTACACGATGACGGGCATACATACTGCCATGTATGTCATACGCATACGCAGAAGGGCGGCGAAGTAATCAAGAGAGAAATTAAACCGATGACAAAGGACTTAGAATTCTATGACAATGCTACTGCTAGTGCTATCAGTGATCGTAATATTCATTCGGCTGTTTGCGTAAAATACGGAGTCAAGCAAGACCCAAACAAACACTATTATCCTTACTTTGACAACGATGGAGTATTGACTGCGGTTAAGACTCGCTTAGTATCAAGCAAAGCGTTCTCGATCGCTGGTGAGTTCAGCAGCACAATGCTATTCGGGCAACAATGCTTTCCGAAAGGTGGTCGCTATTTGACGATCTGCGAAGGTGAACTTGATGCGATGTCAGCGTTTCAGATGATGGGTGCGAAGTATCCCGTCGTATCGATCCGAAACGGTGCTTCTGCGGCGCTGAAGGACTGCAAGGCTCAATACGAATATATCGATTCATTTGAGAACATCGTCCTATGCTTTGATTCTGATGAAGCTGGTCAGAAAGCTAGTCAGTCTATTGCTGAGTTGTTTGGCGGCAAAGTCAAGATGATGAAGATGCGAACCGGACTTAAGGACGCTTCTGATTATCTAAAGCTCAAGGCAGACAAAGAGTTCTTGGATGATTGGTGGAGGGCTGAGAACTATGTGCCTGATGGCATCATTCAAGGCGCTACGCTTTGGGATGTTGTATCGAAACCGATTGACAAAGCAGAATGCGATTATCCATATGAAGCGATTAACAAGCTAACCTATGGCATTCGTAAGGGCGAACTCGTTATGATCACCGCAGGGTCAGGCTTGGGAAAGTCGCAGTTCTTGCGTGAGATCGTATGGCACATTGTCAATAAGACTGAAGACAATATCGGTATGATGTTCTTGGAAGAAGGTGTCCGTAAGACGGCTCGGTCGCTGATGTCGTTAGCAGCAAACAAGCCAATTCATTTACCAGATGTAGAAGTCACTGAAGAGGAATTAAAAGATGCTTTTGATAGAACATTGGGGACTAACCGCCTTTATCTTTTCGATCATTTCGGTAGTAGCACTCTTGATAACATTGTTAATCGTGTCCGTTATATGGCTAAAGGATTGGGCTGTGGCTATGTCTTCCTTGATCATATTAGTATCATTGTTAGTAGTGGTGATGTTGGCGATGAACGCAAGGCTCTTGATGCTATCATGACACGCTTACGGATGCTGGTTCAGGAAACAGGAATCAGTCTCATTTGCGTATCACACCTGAAGCGTCCGGAAAGCAAAGGACATGAAGAAGGGGCTATGACATCACTGGCTCAGTTGCGTGGATCAGGCTCGATTGCACAGCTATCGGACATCGTGATTGGCTTAGAGCGTAACGGTCAAGCATTAGATCCCGTTGAGAGAAACACTACTCATGTCAGGGTTTTAAAGAACCGATTTAGCGGCTACACTGGCGGTGCTGGTGACTTGCTTTACAATCCATCCACCGGAAGAATGTTTGAGATTAAGGACAGTATATGAAAGATGATTTACTCGCAAAAGCCCTAAAGTATGCCAAGAATGACGACTATCATGTCACCCGTAAGATCATCACCGATCTGTGCGATGAGATTGAACGACTGCGTGAACTAAACAAAGATGTCTTTAGTCGGATTCAGGATAATAAAGAAGTCTTTAATAACTCTGAACGCTATCTGTGGCTTCGTAACTCAGCATGGGATGTGCCTCCAGATGCGTATGCACCGATCGTGGTCTTGAGCGACAGTAAGATGACGACATGGGAATGGCTTGACGGCACTGCGCTGGACTTAACGATTGACAAGTGGCGGCATGATGCTTAGCCTAAAGTGGATTGCAACCTATCTTTGCTTAGCTGGTATTGCATTGACGAGCTTTAACATCTTCCCGATGAATATTATTCTCAGCGGAGTCGGTAGTGCGATGTGGGCTTGGGCAGGATGGAAGCAGCGAGACAATCCGCTATTGATTGTCGAAGCCGTAGCAGTTTTCTTTTATGTATCGGGGCTATTAACATGGATGTTCTAAATACTTTTAAACAGGATCTGCAGCGTGGGATTAAAATAGAGCAATTAGTGTTACAGACTTTACAAAATAAATATCCGTGCGCTACGCTTGTTTCTGCATTCAAAGGTTACGATATTTGGATTCCTGAACTACACAAATCTGTGGAAGTAAAATACGATCCGATGAGTAATGAAACAGGAAATATTGTTGTAGAAATTGAGATGTATGGAAAGCCATCAGCGTTGCTTGCGACAAAGGCAGATTATTGGGTATTTTATGATGATAACGAAATGATTTCAATTAAACCAATAAAAATCATTGAATGTATATTACTAAATAAACTACAATATCGAGAGTTTGTTGGAACAGGTGACCAAGTTAGTAAAAAGGCATTTTTGATTAAAAAGCCGTTATTGTTTTCTTTCGGAAATAAACTGGATGGATGACACAACACAGAGAGTATTTAAGTTAGCACAGGAGTGTATCGAAGAACTGAAGAAGAAAGTCGAATACATACAATTATTAGAACAATATATTGAGGAGTTAGAAAGTGGTTTGGAAGTGCCCGCCGTTGAATCTGTTCAATTGGAACAACCTATGGAAATGGAGGAATCAAATGACAACATGGACGACAGAAGACCGAGTGTTGTGCGAAGTAGACAGGCTAAACAAAGAGATCAAGGATCTTCAGGATCGATTGATTCAATCCGAGACGAACCTGACAATAGCGATGGCGGAGATTCAAGCACTGCGTCATCAGTTGATAACAGCGACGGAAAGTAGGCACTAATGGCACATCCTGATCAACTCTTTGGAGATAAAACCTATGCTCAGCATGGCGATGATATTGTTATACGGGGTATCTTTCACAGTCTTGGTATTGGTACTCCTTCATATCTGGACCTCGGCGCCCACCATCCTGAGAACATTAGTAATACTAAACTCTTTTACGATAGCGGTTCTCGTGGGATTAATGTTGAAGCAAATCCTGAGCTGCACAAACTGTTCTTAGAGCAAAGACCACAGGATATTAACCTTAATGTCGGCGTGGGTATTCAGGCAGGATTTCAAGAATTCTACATGATTGATAGCTTTTCTGGTCGAAATAGCTTCATAAAAGAGGTTGCCGAAGGTTTTGTAATGGACTATCCTGAGTTCAACATTACCGAGACTAGACAGTTACCGATCTTCACCGTGGATCAGATTCTAAAGCATCGGCTAACACCGGACTTCTTGACGATTGACATCGAAGGTATGGATTATGATGTACTTGCAAGTATCAATTATTGCTTACACCCGTTCAAGGTGATCTGTGTCGAGCTTCAGCCCTACAGCGAGGAAGACATTCGATCCTTGATGCACAATGTCGGATATTATGCAATAATCCGCTGCGGATCTAACTTAATATTTGTTGACAAAAACCTAGCACATAGAGTACGATAACTGTATGCGATTATTATTAGACATCGAAACCACATTAGATCATAGTAAGATTTGGTGCGTTGTTACTAAGGATTTAGATACAAACGAGGTACGAGTATGGAAAGAAGCAAAAGACTTGTCGGAGTACATAAAGGCAGCGAGTTTGATAGTGGCTCACAATGGGATCGCATTCGATTTCTACTTACTGAACAAGTTATGGAAATGTCAGATCAGATTGAAGAACATCGAAGATACACTCGTTCTAAGTCGCTTAGTAAATCCAAGTCGAGAGGGCGGTCACAGTCTGGACAGTCTCGGAAAGCAGCTAGGGATACAGAAGACTGACTTCACTGACTTTGACTTGAAAGAGCAGTCGCTAGATGACATGATCGCTTATTGCGTTCAAGATGTAGAAGTGTTGCACCGTGTTTACAATCACTTGAAGTATGAATTAAAACAACAGGAGTTCTCATTAACCTCACAGGAGCTAGAACATGAAGTACAAGCAATCATTGCAATCCAAGAAAGAAACGGTTTCAAGTTCGATGAACCGTCTGCTATGCGATTACTGGCTGAACTTAAAGCTAAGCTGGATGCTATTACGACTGAAATGCAAAGGATATTTCCTCCCAAGATCACTACTGGTCGCACCCATGCCAAAACAGGCAAGCCACTCAAAGACATCGTTGAAGAGTTCAACCCCGGTAGCCGCAAGCAAATCGCAGAAAGGCTCATCGAAAAAGGCTGGAAGCCAACGAAGTTCACAGAGAAAACAAACAGCCCAATCGTCGACGAAACCACGCTCGAAGTCAGCGACATCCCAGAAGCGAAAGCCATCGCAGAATACTTGATGTTGCAGAAACGCATCGGTCAGATCGAAAGCTGGATCGAGGCGATAGCGGCAGATGGTCGTGTTCACGGTAGGGTTATTAGTAATGGTACAGTTACCGGACGCATGACACACATTAAACCGAACATGGCACAAGTACCGAACTGCAGCGCAGTATATGGTCCTGAGTGTCGTAATCTTTGGATGGTCGAGAAAGGATGTAAATTAGTCGGCATCGATGCAAGCGGTCTAGAGCTTCGTATGCTGGCTCACTACATGAATGATGATGAATATACGAATGAAGTTGTGGAAGGCGATATACACACAGCCAATCAAAAAGCAGCGGGATTGGAAACGAGGAATCAAGCTAAGACTTTTATCTATGCCTTTCTCTATGGCGCAGGAGCTGCCAAGATCGGGACGGTTGTTGGAGGCTCAGCGAAAGAAGGACAAAAGCTCATTGATCGTTTTCTTAAGAACACACCGAAACTTCAAAAACTCCGAGACCGTGTTTCTAAAGCGGTGGCTGCGAGGGGAGTCCTTCTCGGTCTCGACGGACGCAAGCTACTCGTTCGCTCGGAGCATTCGGCGCTCAACACGCTACTGCAGGGCGCAGGTGCGATAGTAATGAAGAAAGCGTTGGTTTTATTACACAGGGACTTGACAAAACGCAAAATACCGTTTAAATTCGTAGCTAATGTTCACGATGAGTGGCAGATTGAAGTTCCTGAGCAGTATGCAGAACAAGTCGGTCAGGCTGGTGTCAAAGCAATAACTGACGCTGGTGTGGCTTTTAAAATGAACTGCCCTTTATCGGGCGAATACAAGGTAGGTAATACATGGATGGAAACCCATTAGAGCGTGAAGACAAAGAAGTAGAAGGTCAGGTTTTGATTGTCCTGTATACCGACCGAACCTTTTCTATCGGTACTTCTGTTGATTTAGAAACAACCCTTGACTGCTTAGTTGCTGCAGCCGATGGGATTGTTGAAGAAACAATGGCTGGTATCGATGAAATGAAGGCTTTCTCCGGAAAGCTACACTAGCAGTATTGACTAACCGCAGTATAACAAAGGAGTAATTATGGCAAATCTAGAAAAGCCAATTAAGTTTGAAGCAGAAGTCCAGTGGGCTTTCTTTAACAAGAAGTCCGAGATGTCTGGCAAGTATCAAGTAGACTTGACTAACCTTAGCGATGGTGCTGTAAAAGCACTGCAAGAAGCTGGCTTAGAGCCACGCCAGAGGGAAGACAAGCCTGAGAAAGGTTGGTTCATTGTCGCCAAGAGCAACTATGAAATCAAGCCAATCGACAACAGTGGCACAGAAATTACCGATCCTGTTGGTAACGGCTCACGAGCAATTGCTTTAATCAAGCCGTATGAGTGGAGCTGGAAGAACAAGAAGGGCGTTTCTCCATCTCTCGTCAAAATCATCATCACTGATCTCAAGGTTTATAACCCTGACTCAGTTGAAGAAGAGGACGAGATTCCACTATGAAAGCCTTAGTCGATGCTGACATTCTCGTATACCGATTCGGGTTTGCATCGGATGGAGATCCAGCAGAGTTTGCGTTAGCTCGTGTCTCTGAATTCTTGGACAATCTTCATGCGATGGAAGGCATCGACGAGGTGTGGGGCTATCTTACTGGGTCGGGTAATTTCAGAAAGGAAATTGCTAAGACTGCTCCATACAAAGGCAATCGTGACATGGCAAAACCGTATCATTATCAGTTGTTACGGGAATATATGGAACGAGCTTGGGGATTTGAAGTAATAGATGGGATGGAGGCAGATGACGCTATAGGCATTGAAGCCTATCGTCACGAACCAGAAGAGACAATCATTGTCAGTATTGACAAAGACCTCAACATGATTCGTGGTCATCACTACAACTTTGTGAAGGAAGAGAAATACTTCGTCACCGAGGAAGAGGCTATCCGTAACTTCTATCTTCAAATCTTGACAGGCGATAAAGTGGATAACATTATTGGGCTTGATGGGATTGGTCCTGTCAAGTCCAAGAAGTTATTGAAGGACTGCAATACTGAATTAGAGATGTACGAAGCTGTATTGAAAGCGTACGATGGCGACGAAGCCAGAGTGCTTGAAAATGCTCGTTTATTATGGATTTTAAGAGAGGAGAAGCAAGTATGGCATCCGCCAGTAAAGTGAAGTTACAGGA